TTAATATTGCCAATCCCCATGCCGTGCGTGAAGGAGACCGTTTTTAAAGGTTATTCTAATTTTTGATTCTGCATCTTGAGAGTACCATCTGACCTGCAAATAGTCGTAGGTTTGACTTCCAATCTGGCGGCGTTCGGCATTAGTAATTTCATGCTCTTTGCCAAGTATGGAGATAACTTGGTCATAAGTCATACCTTCTTGGAGCTGGTTATATAGTTCTTCAGTTGCATATTTTCTGCCGTCAATGGTCATGTCTATATATTTTCCGGTTGAATCGTAAAGGCTGCCATCGGTTGCCACACCAGCCCATGAGGGCAGTGTACCACCATCATCAATCCAATACCATGTACCGTCTTCATCCTGAATCCATTCGTTTTCTGCATACTCCCCACTGTCTTTGACGTAAAACCACAGATCATCATAAGTATTGATGCCCCATTCGGTTTCATGGGTGTGCGTCCAGGTTCCGGCCAAGGCAGTGCTGCTCAATAGCATGGATATTGCAAGTGTGGCAATAATTAATTTGGTTTTTCTCATAGCAAACCCTCCTTAGTTTTGGCTATGCCAATATAAAATAATTCTCCTATACAAAAAACTCTGGGAGTTCACTGCTCCAGGGTTTATTGCTTATTTATTCCGCTTTAGTTAATTTCATGGTGGTGGTTGTTCCCATAGCGGAAACATCATAACTGATTACGCCATCTTTGTAAGTAAATTCTTTCGTATCATCGCCGGATGCGAGTAGAGCGGAGCCAGTCTTATCTTTATCGTTTTCCGATGTCCATGAATATTCACTCACTGCGGATTCTGGGGCAACATAAGAACCGGCCCAGTATAATGACTTACTGTCCTTTGACATCCAATTAATTTCAATGTAATTATCAGTGATTATGGCCTCCTGGTAACTATCACCTGATTTTTCGGATGTCCATGTACCTGATAAGTCCGATGTAGCATCTGTCTTTCCGCCACAGGCCATCAATGTAATGGTAGCCAGTGCAATTGCAAAAAAAGTTTTCTTCATATACTCTTCCTCTTTTCTTTTATATATTAGACTATAAGCTCTCAAATTAATAACGTTCTTATTAAGAGCTTTTCTTTTAATCTTTTAATTTTCCAATCACTTTTCCCATGCAAACGACATTGTCATCACTGTGAATCGGTATATTTGGGTATTCATGGTTACGTGATATAAGTTCTTTGGAACCAAGTTCCTTGATAAAGGCACTTCCGTTTATAACGAATATGCCGATGTCCCCTACTTCCATTTCCATGGTCTGGCTCACCAATGCAATATCCCCGTCCATATAATCAGGCTCCATACTGTGACCGCTTACATCCAGGGCGTAGTCTGCGCCTTGGTAATCTGGAATGTTAGGAATTTCTATATCATCTTCGGCTTCGTTTCCTAATATGAAAATTCCAGTTCCGGCAGACACACCGCCGCGGTAGTAAGGAATGACAAACAGGTCGCTGTTGCGGTGAGGCTGAAATTCTATAATGCCAACGTTGCAGATGCTTTCGGCGTCTGTATTTTGATACTCCGGTATTTTAGTTAGTAAGGCTATCTGCTCGAACGCCTTATCTTGTCCCACACTATTTAATGCCCTGAAGCTTTTAAACAACTGTCTTGCTCGTTCGTTATCATATAAATCAGATACGTTACGATGAAGACCGTCGAAAGCGTTGGCGGCTCTTTCCATCAATTTAGGCAATTCTTCTTTGATAGTCTCGCGTTCTTCTTTGGTTAGATTGTAATCATTATTCCGCAATTTAGCTAAGGCAGAATTGAAGGGGCAATCATCAGGCGTAGTAGGAAAGTTTAAAGAGCGCCGTTCCATGGGAACATCATAGCCCATGAGCCATGCTTCATTTACATTAAGTGCAGCACCTAAGACAAATAATTTATTCTGATTGGGCTCTGTTTTTCCAGAGCAGTATTGACTAATATCCGATTTATTCATTTTAACATCATACTTTTCACAGTACGGAATCGCTAAGTTCAGTATATCGACTTGACGAAGACCTCTTGTGTCCATTAGTTTTTTTAATCGAATAGCAGTGTTTTCTTCTTTCATAAATAGTACCGCCTTTCTGTTTTCTACTATAACATAAATTAAACAATAGTTCAACAAAAAAAACTAAAAAGTTAAATAAATCGAACTTCTGTATTGACAATGAAAAAAAGAGATGTTATCATATGGGTAGTTCAAAATGTTTAACTTGAGAGGAGGTGATACACATGGCATTTGATTATAGTAAATTGCGGGGAAAAATTATAGAGCTTTTTGGAACGCAAGCTTGTTTTGCGGCTGCAATGGGTTGGTCAGAAAGAACGCTTTCACTAAAAATGAATGGCGTTAGGGCATGGAAACAGCCAGACATTTGCAAAGCAATGACCTTGCTCAATCTATCTGATAAAGATATTCCATCATTTTTTTTTAAACCAAAAGTTCAAAATATTGAACTTTTCGAGGAGGATACATAAAATGAATGATTTATTGAACACGACCATTGATACATCAAAGTTAACCCCAATCGAGATTGTTCTGGGGATTGATGAGAACGGGATGACCACAGCAAAGAAGCTGTATGAGTTTCTGGAGCTGGATAAAAGCCAATACGCAAGATGGTGTCGCTGCAATATCACGGGTAATGAGTTTGCTGAGGAAAATACAGATTATTGGGTTTTCGACTCAGATGTCGAAAACCCCCAAGGTGGAAGACCCACACAAGATTATAAGCTTACCGCTCGTTTTGCAAAAAAGCTCTCCATGACACAGAAGAATGAACGGGGCGAACAGGCCAGGGATTATTTCACTAAGGTAGAGGACAAGGCCAAGGAAATGGTTCTTCGATTGCAAGAGATGTCCCCAGAGCTTCGCCTTCTTATCAACATGGAAATGGAACAGAAGCGACAGGCGGCAGAACTGGCAGAAGTTAAGGAAGCCAACCAGAAAAATGCTGACCGGATAGAAAGCATCCGGGACGTAGTATCACTGGACACCACATCGTGGCGGGATGATACACGGAACTTAATCAATAAGATAGCTCAGGAGTTGGGTGGCGGGACAGCCTTTCAGCAGGTACGGGCAGAAAGTTACGAGCTCTTAGAAAAGCGGATGGGCGTAAGCCTGAAACAGCGCCTTACCAATAAACGCAGACGAATGGCGGACGAGGGCATGTGTAAATCCAAGAGGGACAAGTTATCACAGGTGGATATCATAGCGGAGGATAAGAAACTGATTGAGGGTTATACCGCCATTGTAAAAGAAATGGCCATCAAATACGGGGTAGCGTAGGAATGGAGGCGGTACATATTAACACGACCTGCAAGACCTGTCGGCATAGCCAGTGCCCGGAACGGACACGGTGGTATCCGTGCAAGGACTATGAGAGGAAGGAAACAAGTACAACCGGTACCGCATACAATCTACCAGGGAGGGGTGGTGATAGTGCAGAAATTAAAAGTATTCAAATACATAGAAATTGATGGCCAGGATGTCCCAATGGAATCACTGACGGATGAAGAAAAACGGCGCATTGCCTATGCGCTGCAGGACAATCTGATGCTTCCACTGGGATTTCGAAGGAAGAGAAAGACCGCCTAAGGGCGGCCATGGAGGACAAGCATAGAAAGGAGAGACAAGCCAATGAGAGCTAAAACATTTGCGGAGCATCGCATCCGCGCCAGAGCAGCGGTCCAGTATCCCGGCTGGCGTGTGGATTTTGTGGGACCGGCCACCATAGTGCTGACCCATGTTATGGGCAGGCAGCGGGTAATTGAGGTGCGGCGCCGCAGGAGACGCCGGGACGGCCCAATCATGATGGCAGCTAAATGGATTGTGCCGGCGGTCATCTGGCTGCTGGGGATGTGGATGGTATTTATAGTGGTCATGGCGGCGGCCATGGGCGTGAGACTGTGAGAGGAGGATATGAGGATGAAAACATATAAAGTGTTTTTAACAAGGAGTAGGGAAGCGTCCAGCCTTCTGGCAGATGCTCTTTGGGAACAGTATAAGCAGAATGAAGGATGTTCAAGTGACTTTGGTTGTGCTGATAATGATGACCGGATTCCTGTATTGTATTACAACTGTGGTTATTTTTACGCGATGGTCGAGTATGAGAGTGAAAGACCAAAGTATGAGCTGATATTTGCATAGAAGGGAGGTGAGGAGAAATGTTTGGAGACATAAAGAGCATTGCGGAGCTGGCGGTCAGGGATTGGTGCCGTTCCATCGGACTGGACATGCATTATATCAAGCTGGGCATGGATGGCAACGAGGCCATGATAGAGGACGATATCGGCAACACGCTGCGGCTGGTATATGACAACGATACCAAGTCTGTCTATGTCAAAGAGTAAGGAGGTGGCAGCCATGGAGCCAGTGACATGCCGGAGCTGCCGGCGGCGGAATAAGTGTCCGGAGTACAGCCGAATGATGCTGTGCCGGTCATACAAAAAATGGACCCCAGACGGGTGGAGCCGTCCGAAGGTCCGGTAACTAAAATAATCTAATCACCCTTAGTATAAGGGGTGCAGAGCAGGAATGTCAATAGTAAAAGGAGGCACGCCGCATGAGCTATTATATCCGATGCCCTCATTGTGGGGCCTATCTTGACCCGGGGGAGAAATGCTCCTGCAGGGAAGAGAATACAACGGAAACCATGAATATGAAAACGGAGGAAAACGAAGATGGCAAACATGAACATTAATATTACAGGACTTGATACAATCGCACAGGCAATCAATAACCTGGCGCAGGCGTTAGGAAAGGGAGGAGTGACTGCTTTCTTTAGTGAATCTACTCCTGCCGGCCCGCAGTCAACGCAGATGGCTGGGAACTATCAGAACCCAGGACCGGCAGCTTCGGGGCCACAGCAGTCAGGTCTTCCTGGAGCTACTACAGGACAGCCAGGCATGATGCAATACCAACAGCCCTTCACGGGACCGGCCGGACAGGGAGCACTGCCAACGACAGCCACCACACAATCCTATACCCAGGACCAGATAGCCATTGCACTGACTGGACTCATCGACCAGGGCAAGCGGGACTATGTGATGCAGATACTGGGACAGTTTGGCGCAATGTCCCTCATGCAAGTGCCTGTTGAACGGTATCCGGAACTTGTGACGCAGTTGAGAGGGGCAGGTGCAAACATCTAATGGCAGAAGAGAGGAAACACGCGTTGTTGTCGGCATCCAGTGCCAAACGGTGGATAAACTGCCCGCCATCTGCGAGACTGTCCGAAGCATTTCCAGAATCAACATCTGACTACGCGGAAGAAGGTACGCTGGCTCACGATATCTGTGAGTTGAAGCTGCGGAAATTGTTCATTGAGCCGGGGATGCCAGAAAAGACATTTAAAACTGCACACAATCAATTAAAGAAGCACGGGCAGTATGACCCTGAGATGGAGCGCTATACAGACGAATATGTGGACTACATACAGAAGATAGCCTACAGCTATCCGGTGCCGCCTAAGATTGTGATTGAAAAGGAAGTCCATTATGGGCATGTCGCCCGGGATGGCTACGGCTTCTCTGACTGTATCATTCTGAGCGGTACAGACTGCCATGTGGTGGATTTCAAGTATGGTAAGGGCATTACAGTCAGTGCGGAGGAAAATCCGCAGATGATGCTGTATGCGGTCGGGGCTATTGCTGAGTACGGAATCGTATTTCCTGTAGAACGGGTCATCCTGCATATTGTGCAGCCGCGGACAAAGAACTTCTCCCGCTGGGAGATTTCCGCCGGTCAGCTCCAAACCTGGTCAGAGCAGACCGTAAAGCCTGCAGCGGAACTGGCCTGGGAAGGCAAGGGGGATTTTAGGCAGGGCTCCTGGTGTGATGACTGCTTCTGTCCTGCCGCGGGAACCTGCCGGTTCCGGATGGAGGAAAACATGGCGGCCCTGCAGAAACATACGGACCCAATTACAGGGAAGATGATACCCGCAGAGCTCCTGACCAATGGTGAAATTGGCTCTATCCTTCCCTTTCTCGAATTCGCAGCACCCTGGATCAAGAAGGTCCGCGCGGCCGCCCTCGACAAACTGCTGGCGGATGAGGATGTTCCAGGGTGGAAACTGGTGGAGGGCAGGAGCAACCGGGAACTCCCTGACCCAGATAAGGCATATGCCGCACTGGTGGAGGCCGGATATAAGAAGGCCCTGTTTTACGAGCGGATTCCGGTAACTCTGACTGAGGCGGAGAAACTGATCAATAAGGATGACTTCAACACAATCCTTATGCCATTTATTGTGAAACCAAAAGGAAAACCCACGCTTGCACCTAAGGGGGACAAACGTCCGCCATACCAAAAAGACACTACCCCGCAGGAGGATTTCGGTGGGGAGAATCAATATAAGGAGGAAGAAAAAACATGTTAGTTGGAAGATTCAGGGCGAGTTACGCCCATGTGTTTGAGCCATCTACACCGCCAGGTGGTGGGGAGGCCAAGTATCAGATAACCATGCTCATCCCAAAATCCGATGTGAATACATACAATGCCGTTGTAGCGGAAATGAACCGGGCCCTGCAGGAAGGACTACAGAAAACGTTTGGCGGACAGATGCCGGCAAGACCCTCCATGCCCCTGTATGACGGTGACGGGACCAAACAGAACGGAGAGCCCTGGGGAGAGGAGTGCCGGGGCCATTGGGTACTGCGTGCATCAAGCAGGACCAGGCCTTCCGTGGTGGATATCAACATCCAGCCAATCCTTGACCCAAATGCATTTTATTCCGGCTGCTATGCCCGGGCAACCGTCAATTTTTATCCATACAATACAAATGGTAACCGCGGAGTAGGATGCGGACTTAACAACATACAGAAGATTGCCGACGGGGAACCCCTATCTGGCAGGACGACAGCCGAAGAAGACTTCGGCGGGTCCAATGCGTATGCAGGTTCCGCGGCAGCCCCCAACGGGTATGGGCAGCCTGCGTATCAGCCACCGGCCTATCAGACGCCATCCTACCAGGCTCAGGCTTATCAGCAGCCAGCCGGCGGTTTTGGGGGCGCGCCGGCCAGCCCTCCCGGGATGATGCCGGGATATACGGCGGCACCCATAGGGTACACCCCTCCTGCAGGCGGGGCGCCACAGCAGCAGGCGATTGACCCGGTGACGGGAAGGCCGCTGCCAGCCGGGGGAGTGATGGGGATTTGAGGACCCTGAGTATTGACATAGAAACATATAGCAGTGTAGATATCCGGAAATCAGGGCTGTACAAATATGTACAGTCCCCTGATTTTGAAATCCTTCTGTTTGCCTATGCTTATGACGATAATCCGGTACAGGTTGTAGACCTGGCACAGGGGGAGAAAATCCCGTATTTCACGGTCATGGATCTGCACAGGCCCGAAGTCATGAAGACGGCATTCAATGCGGCATTTGAATATTACTGCCTCAGCAAGTTCTTTGAGACACACCTGGAGCAATGGCAGTGCACCATGGTCCATGCCTGGTACTGCGGATATGCAGGAGGGCTGGATGCCATCGGCAGGGCCATGGAATTTCCCGAAGACAAGCGGAAACTATCCACAGGCAAGTCCCTGATTAAGTATTTCTGTACCCCATGCGCCCGTACGAAACGGAACGGTGGGCGTACCAGGAATCTACCGGAACATGCCCCGGATAAGTGGAAGCTGTTTAAGGAATACTGTGGCCAGGATGTGGTGACCGAACGTGAGATAAAGAAACGCCTGGCGGAATACCCGGTCCCTGCATTTGAGCATCAGCTGTGGGTGATAGACCAAGCAATTAATATAGGCGGTGTGGCGCTTGATACGGATCTGATAGACGGCGCCCTTGCGGTCAGCGGGCAGATGACAGAGGAGCTGACGGAAAAGGCCAGGGATATCACAGGACTGGACAACCCCAACAGCGTGGCCCAGCTTAAACAATGGGTGATAGATAATGCCCAAGTGGAAATCGAGAGCCTGAACAAGCAGACGGTGGCTGACCTCCTGGCGCGGGATTCCGCAACCGATGACGTGCAGGCAATGCTCAGGATACGCCAGGAGATGGCCAAGACATCTGTAAAAAAGTACCAGGCCATGAAGGACGCGCTGTGCGCGGATGGCCGTGTAAGGGGGCTCCTGCAGTTCTATGGAGCTGCCAGGACGGGGCGCTGGGCAGGCCGTCTCGTGCAGGTGCAGAACCTGCCGCGTAATTACATTGACAGCCTGGATACGGCCAGGGAGCTTGTACAGAAACAGAAGATAGATGCCCTAAAGATTATTTATGGGAACGTGCCGGACACGCTCTCCCAGCTCATCCGTACGGCTTTTGTGCCAGGAGATGGCTATGAGTTCGCCGTGGCGGACTTTTCTGCCATAGAGGCCCGTGTGATTGCCTGGCTGGCCGGGGAAGAATGGCGCCTGGAGGTATTCCGGACACATGGGAAGATTTACGAGGCGTCCGCCAGCACCATGTTCGGGGTACCGATAGAAAAGATAAAAAAGGGCAATCCGGAGTATGCCCTGCGAAGTAAAGGCAAGGTTGCGGAGCTGGCCCTGGGATACCAGGGAGCTGCAGGGGCCCTGATACAGATGGGGGCCATCCGGATGGGACTGCAGGAGGAAGAACTGCCAGACATTGTACAGCGCTGGAGGGCATCCAATAAACGGATTGTGGACCTGTGGTACAGCATTGAGCGCCATGCGGCGGAATGTATTGAGTATGGTGTGATATCATCCCTTCCATGCGGCATTTCCTTTTCCAGGGACACGGAACGGATGATGGTAACCCTCCCAAGCGGCCGGAAGCTGTTCTACCTAAAACCCCAGATGATACCGGACGAGAGGAACTTTAAACGGATCTATTTCATGGGGCAGAACCAGAAAAACAGGAAGTGGGAACTGTTGCCTACCTATGGGGGCAAGCTGACAGAGAATATCGTGCAGGCGGTAGCCAGGGACTGCCTGGCCAACGCCATGGTGAACCTGCATACGGCAGGGTACCGGATTAACTTCCATATCCATGACGAGGTGATACTGGAAATTCCCAAGGGCGGCAGGCAGAGTCTGGAGGAGGCAATAAGCCTCATGTGCAGGCCTCCGGCATGGGCTGAGGGGCTTCCTCTGAATGCGGATGGATTCACAGGAGATTATTACAAAAAGGAGTAGGCTTATGTTCGTAAATGACAGGAAAATCAGAATATCAGTAGGTACGAGCAGGAAAGCTACGTCCTGGCACCGGCAGGAGCTCCTGTGGTCGGATTTCGTCCAACGGATATCCCGGCCGGAACGCACGGGTGAAACCTTTGCGGAGTATAAAGGGCTTACAAAGGCGCGTCAGGATGAATTAAAGGATGTCGGAGGCTTTGTCGGCGGGGAACTGAACGGGGAGGCTCGCAGGAATGAGAACGCCGGTGACAGGCACCTGGTTACACTGGATGCGGACAACATCATCCCAGGAGGGACACAGGCAGTTCTGAATGCTGTGGAGGCACTGGGGTGTTCCTATGCTGTATATTCCACAAGGAAACATGAGGGCGCGGCCCCCAGGCTGCGCATCATCCTTCCGTTGGACGTGGCATGCACGGCGGATGAATATGAGCCTATAGCCCGGAAAGTAGCGGCTTTCCTGGGGATACAGATATTTGACCCTACCACGTTTGAGCCGGTCCGGCTCATGTACTGGCCAAGCTGCAGCGCGGACAGCGAGTATGTATTTCTTTATGGGGATAAGCCATTCCTGTCAAAGGACGGGGTTCTGAGGCTCTACCAAAACTGGCGCAACGTGGCGGAATGGCCTGAGGTACCGGGGGCCGCAAAGCTCAGGGACCGGTCGGCAAAGAAACAGGGTGACCCGCTGGAAAAGCAAGGGGTGGTAGGTGCGTTCTGCCGGGCATACGATGTGACGGAAGCCATCGCACAGTTTATACCGGATGCGTACATCCCCTGCGGGGAGGGCCGGTATACATACAGCGAGGGCTCAACCATGGGCGGTGCCGTATTATATGACGGCGGCAACTTCCTGTACAGCCACCACGCCACGGATCCGGCCAGCGGAAAACTCTGCAACGCGTTCGACCTGGTCCGCCTCCATAAATTCAACGAAGAGGATTATGACGCGAAACCGGAAACCCCAGTGACACAGCTGCCATCATTTAAGGCCATGTGTGAATTTGCCCTGCAGCAGGAGCCGGTATCCAAGGCAATGGCCCTGGAGCGGTACAAGAAGGCTCAGGAGGACTTTTCACAGCCGGTCCAGGGGGAGACAGAGGGAGTCCCGGATTTTGAATGGATGGGAGAGCTTAAGTGCAGCTCACGGACAGGGCAGCCCCTCAATACCATCGACAATGTCCTCATTATACTGAACCATGACCCAAAACTGAACGGGCGGTTCTGGCATGATGAGTTCGCGAACAGGGCGGTTGTTGGACAGGCCATGCCCTGGGAGGCGCCAAAGGACAATTACAAGCTGAGAGCCTGGGCGGACGAGGATGACTCAGGGCTCAGGCATTATATAGAGAAAGTATACGGGATAACCGGGAAAGAGAGGATATATGATGCAATGGCTGTATATGCGACAAACCATAAGCAGCATAAGATAAGGGAATATCTGACCGGGCTGGTCTGGGATGGTATTCCGCGTATTGATACTCTGCTGACTGATTATTTTGGGGCGGAGGACAGTACCTATACAAGGGATGCCACGCGCAAGACGCTGGCTGCCGCCGTTGCCAGGGCCATGGTGCCCGGGATTAAGTTTGATTGTATGCTGATACTGTCCGGCGCCCAAGGCGTAGGGAAAAGCACGTTCTTCCGATTCCTGGGCAAGGACTGGTACTCAGACAGCCTGGCAACCTTTGAAGGGAAGGACGCGGCGGAGCTGATCCAGGGATACTGGATTATAGAAGCCGGGGAACTGGCCGGTATGAATAAGTCAGAGATGAACACCGTCAAACAGTTCATGAGTAAAACAGAAGATGTCTACAGGGAGCCGTACGGAAGGCGGACGAAGCCATTTCCGCGTTCCTGCATCATCGTAGGAACAACCAATGACAAAGAGTTTTTGAAAGACCAGACAGGCAACAGGCGGTTCTGGCCGATTGACCTTGGAAAAATCCCCAGCAGAAAAAATGTGTTTGAGCAGCTGCCAGGTGAAGTGGACCAGATTTGGGCGGAGGCCTTTATGAGATGGCAGTGCGGCGAGAAGCTGTTTCTGGAGGGAGCCGTGGCGGAGGAAGCGGTACGCCAGCAGGAGGAGCACAAGGAAAGCAATCCTAAAGAGGGTATCATCCGGGAGTTCCTGGGCAGAAAGATACCGGTTGACTGGAGCCGGAAGGACCTGGCAGCCAGGAGAGAGTTCTGGAACTTTGCGGGGCGGGATTATGATGAGAACCTGCTTTTGCCGCGTGACAGGGTATGCGCTGCAGAAATATGGTGTGAATGTTTTTATGGGGATTTGAAGATGATGAAGAAGTCGGATGCCCATGAAATCAATAGCATACTATCCGGTCTGTCTGGATGGGAACGGAGCTCTGGAGCCATTCCATTTGGCCCATACTATGGAAAACAGAGGGGATATGTTCTAAGCCAGGAGACAAGATTAGATTGTTGCCCGGCAACATTCCAAAAATTGTAAAAGGCAACAATGGGAACAGGAGGCAACAATCCAATGTTGCTGTAAAAACCCTTGAAAATCAAGGGTTAAACCCTTAAGCAACAGTGGCAACATTCTTATATATAAAAATATAAAATAAAAGGTAATGTATATATAATACCCCTGCGCCCGCATACGCGTATATATATATATATATAGAATGCTGTAGCCCGTTGTTGCCAAGGGGTAAAAAGGAGGCGTCAAAATGCTTGAAAAAGAGCTTGAAAAGAAATTCACGGAAGCAGTCAAGAAGTGTGGTGGTATCGCATTCAAGTTTGTCTCCCCCGGTAATGCCGGCGTGCCGGACAGGCTGGTGATACTCCCCGGAGGCCGGATCGGGTTCGTAGAATTAAAGCAAGAGGGTAAAAAACCAACGCCCTTGCAGCGGAGGCAGCAGAAGCGGCTAAAGGAACTGGGGTGTTTCGTCACAGTTCTGGACCATACCAGGGACGTCCTTAGGGTAATTGAGCAGATAGGCCTGGGAGCAGGGAGCGTGAAATGAAGTTCGTGCCGCATGACTACCAGAGATACTGCATTAACCGTATGATAGCGGACCCCGCCCTGGGGCTGTTCCTGGACATGGGGCTTGGTAAGACCGTTATCACGCTGACGGCCGTCAATGACCTGCGGTACAATCGGTTTGAGGTCGGGAAAACCCTGGTGATAGCGCCCAAGAAAGTGGCGGAGGATACCTGGACCCGAGAGGCCGGGAAATGGGACCATCTGAAACTGCTTCGGATTATCCCCGTGCTGGGCAGCAGGGAAAAGCGGATAAAGGCCCTTAATACCCCGGGAGATGTGTATGTGCTGAGCCGGGATAATGTGCAATGGCTTGTGGACCATTACCGCAACGCCTGGCCGTTTGACACGGTAATCATAGATGAGCTGTCCAGTTTCAAGAACCCGCAAGCCAAGCGTTTCAAGAGCCTGTGCCTGGTGAGGAACCACATACGCCGGATTTATGGGCTGACCGGTACACCGGCGCCAAACGGCCTTCTGGACCTGTGGTCCCAGATATACCTGCTTGACCAGGGACGGCGGCTGGGGACAAGGATAGGGCAGTACCGGGAAGAATATTTCTCGCCAGCATCCAGAAACCGGGATACCATCTTTTCATACGCGCCGCTTCCAGGGGCAGACCGGATTATCCAGCAGCGGATATCCGACATCTGCATCAGCCTGCAGGCAAAGGATTACCTGCAGCTTCCAGAGCGAATTGACAATGTAATACATGTGCGTCTTAATCCCAGGGAGCAGGCAGCATATGAGAAGTTTGAGCGTGAGATGCTTCTGGAAGTGGACGAGGCCACACTGGATGCCGGGTCAGCAGCGGTGCTTTCCGGTAAGCTCCTGCAGTTCTGTAATGGGGCTGTATATGACAGTGACAAGCATGCAGTGGAGGTCCACGGAGAGAAGCTGGAGGCATTCAAGGAGATTGTGGAAGGCAGCCAGGGGAAACCGATACTGGTATTCTACAACTTCCAGCATGACAAGTCCCGTATTATCAAGTGCCTTCCGAAGGGACTTAGGGTAGCGGAGCTTAAGGGGCCGGGCGTAATCAGCCAGTGGAATGAGCGGAAGATAGATGTGCTCCTGGCGCATCCGGCAAGTGCCGCTTACGGACTCAATCTCCAGGCGGGTGGAAACATCATAGTATGGTTTGGCCTTAATTGGTCCCTGGAACTGTATCAACAGGCAAATGCCAGGCTGCACAGGCAGGGACAGACGGATAATGTTATCATACACCATTTGATTGTATCCGGATGCATGGATGAGGATGTCATGGCAGCCCTGCAGAATAAGCAGGTTACCCAGGATTCATTGCTTACGGCCCTTAAAGCCAGAATAAGCAGAGTGAAAGGGGAAAAGTAATGGAGGAAGTTAAGAAAACAGGATTGACCTTTATAGATACCAGGCGGCTGGCCAATATAGCCTACAAGGATATCAAAAATGGTTTTGTAGGCTTCGGTTATTACCTGAAAATCATCCGGGATGAAAAGCTGTGGCAGGGACAAGGTTACGACAGCTTTAACGAGTTTTTGGGTGATGAATATGGCAAGGACAAGTCCTGGGCGTCCAGGTGCATCAACCTGTACGATAAGTTCGGCATTCCGATAGAGCCGGGGGAGCTGCCCAGGTTGGAAGAACAGTATGAGGTGTACAACGTCAGTCAGCTGATAGAGATGCTCCCCATGAGTGAGGAGCTGAGGGAGCAGGTCACCCCTGATATGAAGATACCTGTTATCAGGGCAATGAAGCCGAAAAAAGAGAAAAAAGTTGCGACAGTCGCAACACCGGAGCAAGAACCAGAGCCCAACCAAGAACCAGAACCGGAACCGCCAAAGACAGAGCAGACCCAGTTAGAGAAGTCCGGGAAGTGCATCCACCGGCCAGAATTTGACTGCACCCTGGAGGAGGCCCATAAGCTCATCCCGGGAACCGGGGAGGACTGCAGCCGGGTGTGCTGCTGGGAATGCGTCAGGCGCGGTGACTGTGAGTTGGAATGTTATAGTTCGCAGCGGCGCCCGGCTCCACAATTATCAGCCTACGGAACACCCAGGCGGGAATACCCAGCAGATAGTCTGATAGCAACAGAAGGATGCGAGGGCGGACATGACTGCTTCTCCTGCTCTATGGAATGCGAGATACGGCAGGCAGAGCGGCAGTGTGTAGGGGCGTCCTGCGGGAATCCGTTTCCGTGCGAGATACTTATGAATCTGGACGGAATCCGGGAGCAGATAGGGGAGAATTGTGAGTTCGTGAACTATGAACTGGCCTATCACCGGGCGGGAGATGGGGAACCAAGCCCATGCTGCAAGCACTGCAAGAATCCTTGCGAATATATTTGCGAGTGGGCCATGAGGGTACTGGATCAGGAACCACAGCAACCCGCTGCGAAAGAGCAGCAGAATGAGGAGATCTGCTGCGAAAATGAAAACCAAGAAGAAACAGCGGAAGCAGAAAACGAACCCTCAGATGTGGATCTACTCCGGGGGATGTTAGAAAAAGAAAAGGAATCCCTGAGTGAAATGATAAAGGTTGATAAGGTGGAACCTCTTCCGCCGAAGTTGCTCCGGAAGAAAAAGATACTGGTGGCAGCTCTTGCGGGTATGCTGTGTAATCTGGAAGAACCGGAGCCAGAAGAACCCAAACAGCCAGCGCTTCCGGTGCTTAAGAACAATGACCAACGGGCTGCCTTTGTGGATGCATATGAGACGTGGCCGTTATGGATTGAAACAGAGCAGACCGGGGAGCGGTACTACCGGTATGACCTGGAGGACGGCACCAGCATGGTGGTGAAGGTATACCACGCAAGGATATTCGATGGATATGCGTCAGGAAGCTATGAGGCCAAATATCATGATGGTTACGGCCGGCATGAGTACTATCTGCTGCGGGATGGGAAGTTCTTCCGGGATTGCGATACGAACCGGTCGTTGCTGATTGAGAAACTGAAAGAGATTCAGAAGGTGAAAAAAGGCTGTAACCAGAATTAGGATTTCTGGGAGAACCGGAGAAAGGAGCCTGGATGGAAAGAGATTTTGAAAAAGACATCATAGAGCTGGATGCTGCAATAAAGTCCAACGCGGAACGGGATAATACTTTTACGTTGTCGGTACTGCAACGGGTGAAGGCAATCATGCTGCAACAGAAAGAAAAGCTGAAAGCCTATGAGGATACCGGCCTGACGCCAGGAGAAGTCCAATATTTAAAAGACAAAAGTGAGCCGAAAATGGTGGTGTGGACACCGGCATATCAATCATATTATTCCGCTGGTGATGAAGCAGAGTGCCTCTGTCCGGTATGTGATTCAGATGTGGTTGAGGATGATGATTATTTCTGTCCAACTTGCGGCCAGGCATTGAAATATCATGATGAACCAAACTGAGATTTTGTAAAACAGAGAAAGGAAGGAAAATTATATGGGAACTATTTTAGATGCATTTGCAAAAGAGGACAGAGTAGAAGTGACTTTTTCAGATTTCTATAGGCTTATGCAGGAGAGTACCAAGGCCGAGATTGTAATGAATGCAGTGAATTGTAATGTTCCGCACAAATACATACGTGAGATGGTCACAGGTAAGTCAGAGGCCCCAGGACAGCAGCAGGGGAAGGATATGGACAGAGTTGGTATACCCATCCCGCATGCGTAAATGGGAGGTGTTTGATTGAAGAAGAAAGCAGACAGTAAGCAGGTCAAGGCCAATAAGGTTTTGCGGGCATCAGCTGTAGCGGCTTCGGCAGAGTCAGCTATCCGGGAGCCGCCACCGGATACATGGTCGGCCCGAATGCCACCCTTTACATACACGGCGGCCTGCCCGGTTCCGGAGCTGCGCAGGCTGCCGAAGGGAGTGATATGGTATTATGAGACAGTGCTACATAGACAACGGGCGTCACGGGTGTGATGGCCAGCGCAACAACAAGGGCAAGATACGGTACGGGTGCTGGGCGTGTCCGTGGCTGGACGTGGGAGGAGGTGATATCGGTGAAACAGACAGAAGCACTGGAAGAAGTGGCCAGGCTGGCCGCAAAGGAAGCCCTTAAGGAGCATGAGAAGCAACTCCGAAGGGAAAAGAGAATAAAGGTATTCCAGAACACCAAGAAGCTGATGGAGAATTATAACCGCATCTGTCAGAGCGTGGAGGAGGGAGTGGCAGAACTGTCCGACATGGATAATGGCGATGAACTGGAGGAGTTCACAGAGGAAGATATCTTTATCAACAGTATCCTCAAGAGCAAGCTCCGGAGTATTGTCATGATAGGCCACATAGACAAGTGCCTGAAGCTCCTGGAGGATGAGGAGTGTCGGAAAAATACGCATGAGAAGTATCTGGCCTTTAAGTATTTCTACCTGGATGGGATGACATACGAGAATATTGCAGAGATTTACGGATATGGAGAGCGGACGGCCAGACGGTGGATAACGGAGCTTACAGGTATACTTAGTGTATATCTCTTTGGTGCAGACGCCCTTATGCTGGATTAGGGCCTTGACAGGAGCATGTCAAAATCGTGTCCTTGCCATGTCCGTTTGGAAGATTTATAATTGTAATATGCAAAATTGGATGAAGCGGAAAGCTGATTGGTTTTGCACCCTCCCCCATTTAAGCAACGGCCGCCAGGTATCACACCCTGGTGGCTGACTAACCGGTATTGTGTAATCCCTCATAAGACAGGCCTGTACTTTAACGGGACAATGCCGTAGGGTACGCGAGCGGTGATGTATTTGGTTCTATCCTCCATGACATTTTCCAGATACGTAGATTTTCTCCTTTGAATGAGTCCCTGCGGTGATGCGGGGGCTTTTCTTTTGCTGATTTTGGTGATATGATAAAAGAAAATAGGGCGGGGGTAAAATCAATATGTCTATTGAAAAAACACCTTTAGAAGTATCGGCAAATGATATTGAAAGAATGTATCTTAGACCTTTAAACGATAAAGCTTTAGCGGTTGGAGCTTATGATGAGGAAAACCGTTATCGTGCGGATGGACCTTTTCAGAGAGACTATGCAAGAATAATGTATTCATCCTCTTTTAGAAGGTTACAGGGGAAGATGCAATTGCTGAGTGTGAAAAATGATCAGTTTTTTCGTAACAGATTAACACATAGTCTGGAGGTATCACAAATAGCCCGATCAATCGCTTATGCTATAGACTACAGCCGAAGCGAAATTTATGTGGTCGAAGCTGGAGCTCTAGCACATGATATTGGAAATCCTCCATTTGGTCACTCTGGCGAGAGATGTCTACATGATTTGTTTTTTGATATTGGCGGGTTTGAAGGAAATGCCCAGACATTAAGAATATTAACTAACATTGAGAAAAAGAGAGAGAACTTTCGTGGATTAAATTTGACTTATCGAACACTTCTTAGTGTTATAAAGTATTTTAATAAGTTCGACATTCAAATTTATGAGGCGGCTAAGAGTTTAAAGAAAAAGGACAAACAGAAATTCATATATGATGTTGATTATGATTTTATATCTCAATTTATAGATTTAAATGAAATAAATCTACGTACGTTGGATGTTCAAATTGTAGATATAGCAGATGAAATAGCGTATGCCGCGCATGATTTAGAAGACGGATTGCGGGTAAAAGCATATACGATTGATGAGATTTTACAGGATTATCAGGCAGAGTATGGTAATACTGAGTGTTTTCAAAGTTTAATAAACACTGTGGAAAAGGCGAAAGAAAAAGCTGGTTATGGCAAGAGCCATATTGCCTCCACTGAATTTTCAAAGCTATTTCGCCAAGAGTTATCATCTAGTCTAATAAATTTATTCTTGAGCGATATTGACATGCTTCCTGTTAATGATGATTATAAAAAGTCAAAGTATACGCAGCAGGAGGCGGAATTACAGTTTGCAAAATATAGTGAGTTAGTTTCAGGACTAAAGAAAATTGTGTTTAAATGCATTAACAATAATGATAAGGTCTACTCTTATGAACAAAACGGCGATATGGTTTTAAGTGAGTTAGTAAATCTATATTTAAATACCCCCATGTACTTACCTCCAGAGTATAGAGCAGAAGAATTAATGAAGCAATATAAAGATTTAGAGAGGTGCGATAAAGAGAAACTACAGAAGCGCTTGGTTTGTGATTATGTAGCAGGTATGATGGATTCATATGCTATTTCAACATATGAAAGGTATACCGGAAAAACTTTCATGGGCGGACATTATTAGGTGATAAGATGAATAAACTATTAGGTTTCTACGAACTAAAGGAAATGAATTTACCATCAATACCATGGGAAGAATATACAGGATATGAACATATGGATGATAGTCTTTTATGGACTGTGAGAAGCGCTGTATATATCGGTAATGATTTAAATTTGCCAAGGGTTGTAGGCGTAAAATCAGATGAGGCAACAAAATTTGCATTGGGTTTGCTTAAGAAAATGGAAAACAAAGGGATTGTTCTGTTTTACCCATACTTTATTGCTGCCAAAAGTGGAACGTTAAATGTATTTTCCAACAAAGTTGTAATAGAGGCAGTAAAGGATGATCTCTGGAATTTAGTAACATATTCTGACAGGGAAGTGACATTAATTATTTCAGATATGGGTATTCTGTGCAATGGAAACAAGGAATTTATTTCCGCAGGAGAATTAAGTCAGCTATTAGCATGTATACCGGAGATAAAAAAGAATTTTCGTGATGAGCTACAGAGTGGAGAGAGTGTAATGCTAGAATGGAGTTTCGCTTTTAACTGTGATGTTCAAAAAAAGAAAAGCGGCTCGGAATATCTTGTATTCTACGAGGCAAGAACAGTTTGAAATATTAGAGCCCACCTTTTAGGGCTCTTTTTCTATTCCCAAAACAACACGAAATGAGGTGAGGAGGCATGGCCAGGGCGCCAGATGCAAGAATAGAACAGGCCGAGGCCATGTACCGGAAAGGCATCAAATTAGTTGAGATTGCAAGTCAACTAAACCTGCCGGAGGGGACGGTCCGCCGATGGAAATGTACCCATAAGTGGGATAGCGAACGTTCGGATAAAAATAACGAACGTTCGGTTAAGAAGAAAGGTGGGCAGCCTGGAAACAGCAATGCTGTTGGTAACGAAGGGGGAGCCCCAGAACAGAATAAGAACGCAGAAAAATACGGTTTCTTCAGCAAGTACTTGCCTGAGGAGACCGTTTCCATTATCCAGGAGATGCCTACGGACCCGCTGGACATCCTATGGGACCAGGTGCAGATAGCCTATGCTGCCATTATCCGGGCGCAGTCCATCATGTATGTGAGGGACCAGAAGGACGTGACCATCACTAAGATAGGCCATAAGGATGGGGAGACGGTCACAGAGGAGCGTTGGGAGGTACAGCAGGCCTGGGACAAGCAGGGCAATTTCCTGCAGGCGCAGGCCAGAGCCCAGAAAACGCTGGAGGGCCTTATCAAACAGTATGATGAGCTCCTGCATAAAAACTGGGAGCTGGCCAGTGAGGAGCAGAAAGCAAGGATTGCACAGCTCCGGGCCCAGACGGATAAGCTAACCGGGAACAACCAGGAGCTGGAGGACATGGAGGAGATAGAGGAGGATATCTATGGCAGCGGTAAATAGGTTTGTCAGGAAAAAGACCATCCCGTTCAACTTTTCCGAAAAGCACAAGGATTATATACGCAGGTGCGAAGCCTGTATGTATAACGTGGCGGAAGGTGCGGTCCGTGCCGGCAAGACAGTGGATAACGTGTTTGCCTTCGCCCATGAATTAAAAACCACACCAGACCGGATCCACCTGGCCACTGGATCCACGATGGCCAACGCCAAGCTTAACATCGGTGACGCCAATGGCTTTGGCCTTGAATGGATATTCCGTGGTCAATGCCACTGGGGGAAGTACAAGGACAATGAAGCGTTATTCGTCAAAGGCCCTGCGACTCACGGCAGGCAGAAGATTGTCATATTTGCAGGCGGAGCAAAGGAAGACAGCTTTAAGAAAATCCGTGGCAATTCCTACGGCATGTGGATTGCAACTGAGATTAATCTGCATCATGACAATACCATCAAGGAGGCATTCAACCGTCAGCTGGCAGCCCAGCGCCTGAAGGTGTTCTGGGACCTGAATCCGGATAACCCAAGAGCACCCATCTATGCGGAGTATATAGACAAGTATCAAAGGCAGGCAGATGCAGGGGACTTCCCGGGCGGATACAACTATATGCACTGCACCATCTACGACAACATTAACATCACCCCGGAGCGTCTGCGGGAGGTCGAAAGCCGGTATGATAAGAACAGTATCTGGTACCTCCGGGACATCAAGGGAATGCGCGTAGTGGCCAATGGTCTTATCTATCGCCGGTTTGCTGATGATACAAGTACCAAGCAATACACGTTCCGCCTGACAGATAAGCCCAAAGACATCATGGAGATTATCCTGGGGATTGATTTTGGCGGCAGTGGTTCCGGCCATGCCTTCACGGCCACAGCCATCACCAGGGGGTACCATAACGTGGTTGCCCTGGCATCAGAATGGATTGGCTGCAAGGACGAGAAGGTGAACCAGATAGAGATTGACCCAGAAATGCTAGGGACAATGTTCTGTAACTTCTGCCAGAAAATCATAAGCCGGTATGGGTATATCACAACAGTGTATGCAGACAGCGCAGAGCAGACGCTGATAGCTGGCATCCGGAGCAGCCTGCGTAAACATGGACTTGGATGGGTACGTGTAGAAAATGCACTGAAAACTGAAATTAATGACAGGATTAACGCCACCGCCATACTAATGGCACAGGGGCGTTTTTACTATGTCCAGGGAGAGTGTCAGAGCCTTGTGGATGCCCTGAGCACAGCCGTGTGGGACCCAAAGGAATTGACGAAGAATGTCCGGTTAGATGATGGTACAAGCGATATTGACAGCCTGGACAGCTTTGAGTATACATTTGAACGGCAGATTAGCAGGCTCGTAAAGTATGGATAGGAGGTGAGTGGAAGATGAGATTCACAAAGATGCTGGACTTAATCACGAATGTCCTGAATAAGGATGCGGACACGCAGGTGGATGTGTGCCTGACATCCCAGATGGCGAACCAGATAGAGTTGTGGACCCGGATGTACGAGAATCGGTCCCCCTGGGTGAATAACAAGGACGTGCTCAGTGCGAACTTAGCGCCGGCCATTGCCTCAGAGATTGCGCGCCTGGTGACGTTGGAGCTTAAATCTGAGGTGACAGGCGGAACGGCGGCGGATTACCTGAATGAGCAATATCAGCGTAAGGTGATCAAGGATTTGCGCCGGTATGTCGAATACGGATGTGCTAAAGGCGGCCTGGTGATGAAGCCGTACATTACCCAGCAGGGTATTGAAGTACAGTTTGTACAGGCTGATTGCTTCTTCCCGTTGTCTTTCGATAGTTCCGGTCGGATTACACAGTGTGTATTTACAGAGCAGTTCCGGAAGGGTCAGAAGATATACACCAGGCTGGAGGTGCACACGCTGCAGGGAAACCGGGTACATATTACCAACCGTGCATTTGTGGCCACAAATGATTACAGCCTTGGCAGCGAGGTGGTGGTCGGTTCCATAGACAGGTGGTCGGAGCTGGTTCCGGAGCTGCTGTTTGAGGGGACAGACCGGCTGCTGTTCGGATACTTTAAGGTACCGCTGGCCAATGCGGACGATTCAGACAGCCCACTGGGGGTATCTGTGTTTTCCAGGGCCGTAGGACTAATCAGAGAAGCGGACAGACGGTATTCCAATATTTGCTGGGAGTATGAGGGAACGCAGCTGGCCGTGCATATAGCATCGTCTCTGCTGAAATATAATCAGGACAGGGATAAGCTGGAGTATCCAGGAGGTAAAGAACGGTTATACCGAAACGTGGAATACGATACGGGCGCCGCAGATAAGCCTTTCATTGAGACCTTCAGCCCAGAAATAAGGGACACGGCCCTGTTTAACGGATTCAATAGCCAGCTAAAGCTGGTGGAGTTTAACTGTAATCTGGCCTACGGGACTCTTTCAGACCCTCAAAGTGTAGATAAGACAGCCACTGAGATTAAGACCAGCAAGCAGCGCTCTTATGTGATGGTCTCTGATACCCAGATGGCCCTGCAGGATGCCTTGGAAGACCTGGTGTATGCCATGAGCTTCTGGTCGGCGTTATATGGATTGGTTCCGGCTGGCAATGATTACGAAGTGTCATCTGACTGGGATGACAGTGTGATGGTTGACGCAGAGACTGAGCGGGAGCAGGACCGCAAGGATGTAGCTATGGGAGTTATGAGATTAGAGGAATATCGGGCTAAGTATTATGGGGAAACACTGGAAGAGGCGGTCAAGAATCTGCCGGAACCGGCAATGACAGAAGAATAGGCGGTGATGTGATTGACACCAGAGGAGCTGGAGAAGCTGCCCAAACCATTGGAGCGCACCATGACGGCTCTGGAGCTGTCCATCATGGATGAAATCATACAGCGCATTCAGGCGGCTGCTCAGATAACTCCGGTCATTGACTGGCTGTTGGTGAGGATGGATGCCATTGGAGCAGGCCGGGCGCGAATCAAACAGCTGATAGGTGAGGGCATCAGAAAGGCGGGTCTTCAGGTGGATGACATCTATGAACAGGCGGTCAAGTCTGACTACATTCGCAACAAGGCAATCTATGAGGCTGCTGGCAAGGACTACCAGCCCTATGAGGACAACCAATGGCTGCAGCAAGTCGTGGATGCTGCCAGGAGGCAGACCAAGGGCAGCCTGCGGTCGCTGGAAAACATCACTCAGACCACGGGCTTCAACGTGCCGATGGGTGGCGGCAAGAAGGTATTCACGCCGCTATCTGAATACCTGGAGCGCAGCCTGGACAAGGCCATGCTGGGAATTACCACCGGCGCCAGGACATACAGCCAGGCCATCGGTGAGGTGATTGACGAGATGACGGCCAGCGGCATCCGGACGGTGGATTATGCATCTGGAAAGTCCGACCGCATTGAGGTGGCGGCAAGGCGTGCGGTGATGACAGGCGTGGCCCAGATGACAGATAAGGTCAACGAGAAGAACATGGAGGCACTGCAGACAGACTACTGCGAGGTGGATTGGCACATGGGGGCCAGAAACACTGGGACAGGCTATCAGAACCACCAGAGCTGGCAGGGGAAGGTCTATAGCAGTGAGGAGATGCGGACCGTTTGCGGAAAAGGGCAGATGCTTGGCTTTGGAGGAATTAACTGTTACCACATCGCCTTTGCCTTTATACCGGGCATAAGCAAGCGCAAATACACGGATGAGTGGCTGGCAGAGCAGAACCAGAAGGAAAATGAGAAAAAGGTATATAAAGGCCGGGAATATGACACCTATGCGGCGTTGCAGCATCAGCGCCGCCTGGAGCGGACCATCCGTAAACAAAAGCAGGATGTGGAACTTCTGGAAAAGGCTGAAGCAGACAAGGAAGATATCACGGCGGCTAAATGCCGGCTGCGGCTGACCAATAAGACCTATGTGGATTTTTCTAAGGAGATGGGCCTGCGGCAACAACGGGAGCGGTTGAAGGTTGCCAGTAGTGATACTCAGGCAGAACGTGGAATCGCGTCTAAAAAGGGAGCAACCGGAGCCACAGGAAAAGTAGACTTAGAATACATTGGGTCACCTGAATATAAGGCAAAGTTTAACCAGATTACGGATAAACTGGAAGTGAATGAGAGCATATACCAGAGAGCCAAGGCTATGTTGACGCACCGTAATGGAACGGATAAAGAAGATATGTACCTTCTGGATAAAGAGAGTGGAAAGGTTGCTGGTTCTCAGACTGGAGGAAAAACAGATTATGAAGTTGTTTACAATGCAAGCTTGTCAAACGCAGTCAAGGCTTACAAACCAGATTCCTTAATTAGTATACACAACCATTCAACCAATCTTCCACCGACCGGAAGTGATTTTACTTCCAATGGCCTTCATAGATATTCACTTGGAGTTGTTGCTTGCCATGATGGGACGGTATATACATATAAAGCTGGGAAGCGTATATTCACGGCTGGATTATTTGACGGAAGGATTGAAAAATATAAGAATTGGCCGTATAATATGAACGAGATGGATGCTCATAAAAGGGTCCTGGATGAATTCGTGGAGGAATATGGAATAGAGTGGAAGGTGATTCGGTGAAGAAGGAAAAGAACTTCAGTTACTATGACGGTCCGGTGAAAGACAGCGGACGAACAGCGGAAGAAATTGAAAAGGCAATTGAAAAAGAAAAAGAAAGATGCGACAAGATGACATCATGGGATGAAGCATACGAGCACTAAATACCACCAGTCGATAATGACCGGTGGTATTTTATTTGTTGCGATATCGCAACGGAAACACGCGGGATTATCCCGGGTGTTATTTTTATACTCAAAACCGGTCAGATGATAAGACCTAAAACAGTCAGCCGTTGGTGGATGGTTACACACCTACAAATAACCTAAGGACGGGCAGGAAAGGAAAAGAAGATGAAGACAGAGGATTTACAGGCAAAGGGGTTAACCCAGGAACAGATTGATTATGTCATGGCTGAATATGGCAAAGACATCAATGGGATTAAGCAGGAGAGGGACACATACAAAACCCAGCTTTCCACAGCGCAGGCTACCCTTAAGAGCTTTGAAGGCGTCAACATATCGGAGCTCCAGGGGAAGATACAGACCCTAACCACAGACCTGGCCAATAAAGACGCTGAGTATCAGAAGCAGCTGGCGGAGCGGGATTTTAACGATCTGCTGAAGACTACCGCAGAAGGGTTTAAGCCCAGGGACATCAAGGCAGTTATGCCCTTCTTGGATGTGGAGAAGCTGAAGGGGAGCAAGAACCAGGAATCAGATATCAAGGCTGCATTGGAAGCTGTTAAGAAGGATAAGGGCTATCTGTTTCAGGATGTCGGTATTCCCCGGGTGGTTGCGCCTACTCCTGGGCCTGGTGGTGAGAAAACAGACGACACAAGGACACAAGCAAACAATGCCTTAAGAAGTATTTTGGGCAGGGAATAAGGAGGATTTAGATTATGCCAGTAAGTATTACAAACAGGGCCGATGCGGAGGCCATTATCCGTGAGCAGGTTGTTTCAACTATTTTCCAGGACGCGCCGAAGCAGTCTACTTTCATGTCCCTGGCACGGAAGCTGCCGAACATGACAAGCAACCAGACACGAATGAGAGTACTTGACTTCCTTCCCACCGCGTATTGGGTGGACGGTGACACCGGCATGAAACAGACCACCAGGCAGGCCTGGGATAATGTATTCATTGAAGCCGCAGAGCTGGCAGTCATTGTGCCGATTCCGGAGGCAGTGCTGGATGATGCGGAGTTTGATATTTTCGGTGAGATTACACCGAGGGTCAATGAGGCAATTGGGCAGCGCGTGGATAGCGCCATCATCTTTGGCGTGAACCGTCCACGTAATTGGCAGAATGACATCATCACGCTGGCCAGGCAGGCGGGAAACAATGTGGCTGTGGGATCCAGTCCGGATTATTATAATCTGCTTCTGGGAGAAGGCGGCGTCATCTCCAAGGTGGAGGAAGATGGCTACATGGCTACCGGCGCCCTGGCAGCCATGACCATGAGGGCGAAACTGAGGGGCATCCGGTCAACTGATGGCAGTCTCATCTTTAAGTCCGACATGCAGGGGTCCACAAATTATGCATTGGACGGGGCACCGATGTATTTCCCGCAGAACGGGGCGTATGACAGCACCATTGCACAGCTGATTGTTGGTGACTTCAAACAGGCGGTGTATTCCATCCGTCAGGACGTGACGGTGAAGATTCTTGACCAGGGTGTGATTCAGGACCCGGTAACAAAGGAAATTGAGTACAACCTGGCCCAGCAGGACATGGTGGCGCTGCGAATTGTATTTCGTATGGGCTGGGCACTGCCGAACCCAGCAACCCGGATGGATGAAGACCGTGTAGGGTGTCCATTCGCTTACCTGGAGCCTACAAGCCCGACAACTACGCAGAAGGTAACATTCACAGTTAAGGACAATGCGGAAGTACCGGTGGCCATTGATGGAGCAATTGTGGACGTGAACGGATCTAGGGTTAAGACAGACGTGTCCGGCGTGGCAGAGTTTAACCTCCGCGCGGGAATATATCCAGCAAAGATTAAAAAATCAGGCTACAGCCAGGTTACCGAGACAGTGACTGTAGCAGGTGAGGCAGTAACAAAGGACGTAACCCTCATCAAGCAGTAAGGAGGCCGGCATGATGCAGGCTTACACTGACGAAATGTACTATATCAACGATTACCTGAAGGGGAGGAAGCCGGTCATCACAACTGGCTTCCATTTTTATGCCAGGTCCGCCAGCCAGCTTATTGACCGCTATACATTCAACCGTCTGAAGGATGTGGTAGAAATCCCAGATGAGGTACAGATGTGCTGCTGTGAACTGGCTGAGTCTGAGTACTGCAGAGAGAAACAGCAGAAGGAATCTGGAGGGAAGGTATCTGAGAAGATTGGGACTTATTCGGTCAGCTTCGGAAGCGTACAAGAATCGGCGCAGGCCACAGCCAAGGAACAGCGTAGCATTGTCATGAAATGGCTGGCAGATACCGGCCTGTGTTATCAGGGGGTGTGATATGTATACCAATGCGGATGTGACACTGTACCTGTATAGCAAGGAAGGGAAGGTGGAGAAGTACATCAGGATGCCCATAGAGGGCGTGTACTGGGAGGATGTGAGGCAGTTCACCTATCTTAAGACTGGCCAGCGGGACAGCACATCTGTCCTCCTGGTCATCCCACTGGAAAGTCTGGACGGTCCCATAAAACTGACACAGGGTAAGGACCTGGCTGTCAAGGGAATCATTGAGGATGAGATAGACTGCAGCAGCCAGGAGGCCATTTCGAAGTCTTTGGCGGCCCTCAAGGCGGTCCATGGATTCCTGACAGTGGTCACGGTAGATGAACGGCTGTATGGCAGCGAGTCCGTGCAGCATTATGAGCTGGCTTGTAAGTAGGAGATGAGACTATGAAGGTGGAATTCAACATCAGCACTGCGGAAACCATCAAAAGAAACCACGGCTTGCAACCTGAAGGGCCCGTGCAGAAACTGGTAGACAGTGAGGCCATGCGGTATATGAGCGACTACATGCCGCGCAGACAGGCAGGGGAGCTGGAGCATATGATGGTCATGGCTACGGTAATTGGCTCCGGCCAGATTGACATACCTGGTCCTTATGCCCATTATTTGCATGAAGGCATCCTATATGTATCACCGACAACAGGCAGCGCCTGGGCGAAGAAGAACGAGATTAAAATACCGACAGACCAGGAATTGACCTATGCCGGTGCCCCTATGCGCGGAAAGAAGTTTTTTGACCGGATGAAGGCTGACCATAAGGATGATATCCTGCAGGCTGCCCAAGCATTGATAGACAGGGGAGGGACCTAATGACAATCATAGATTTTATGAGGCAGAAACTGACGGAGTATCCCAAAATATCGGAGTTTCTGGTTGATGGAGATATCCACGTAGACTTCACGGAGCCAGGAGCCAGTTATGGCCTGTCCAGCAATGGTGACAGCCTGGTCAAGGAGGATATGCTGGGGAACCAGACCCGCCGGCACAACTTCACCATGTATGCTGTGGCGCCATCCTTTACGGATTATTGCCGCCTGGCAAACAGCAATTTCCTTTTGGAACTGGGGTACTGGTTGGAGCAGCTGCCTGAAGATGGTGGGATTGTTGCTAATGTCGGAGGCCAGAAGCTGGAAGCCAGATTTATAAAAGCCATCACGTCCAATGCGATGGCCATGCACCCCATGGGTGAGACTGTCAATGATGGTGTCCTGTACCAGATACAGATACAGGTGACCTACATAGTAGAAAGCGAGGATTTGTAATGCATAAAATGAACTTACAGCTATTTGCGGAATCAATTCCCGAAGCAGGAAAAATCAAAAGAAAGTGGATGGCACACTATATTGATGCGGCCCCTCCATCTGCTGGCAAGGCTGATTATAGCCGTCTGGGTAAGGACCTGGAAGAGTACATCGTAGAAATGAACGCCAATGTGGAAACCAAGAATAATATATGGGGTGAGACATCTGTCAACCTGGACAGCTATCAGCCTCAGGCATCCGCCGACCCGTACTATGCTGAGATTGGAGAGCCGTTGTTTGACCGTCTGCAGGCAATCGTGGACGAACGGCAGACGCTGGATGACCTTAAGACCAGTGTGGTGGAGGCGCATCTCTGGGAACCAGTTGAATCAGCGGAAGGTACCTATGTGGCGTATAAGGAAGATGCAATCATTGAGGTATCCAGCTATGGCGGTGACACCACTGGATACCAGATTCCATTCAATGTGCACCATACTGGAAACAGGGTTAAGGGTAAGTTTGTACTTGCCACAAAGACTTTTACAGCAAATGAATGAATGGCAATGCCGGCGGCAGATTCTGTGCCGCCGGCGGAAATCAAGGAAGAGGAGGTAAAACCTGATGGCAAAGAAGATGAAGAGCCTGTTATTTGATGATGGCTATGAGAGTTTTTCGGTAAATGACGACCCATCCAGGATAATTCGGTTCAACCCGGCAGACCCGGAAATCATCAACCGTGTGTTGGATGTGCAGAAACATTTTAGAAATTACAGTCCCCCGGAGGGGATTGAACTGAATCCGGACGGGACCCCTAAAAGCGATATGGAAAGGGACGGCGCATACGTGGCTGAGTTTTCCGAGGAAATGCGTAAGGCGTTCAACGGTATCTTCCTGTCTGATGTGTATGACACGATTTTCGCAGGGCAATCCCCTTTATGCATTGTTGGCCAGAAATACCTGTATGAAGGTGTACTGGATGGCCTGCTTGTGCTGATGAAGCCTGCTGTCGAGGAGTATACCAGGAAGAACCGGGAAAAGTCCAGGAAGTATCTGGAGGATATAGAGAAATGATTGGCCGGTTACCAACCAGCCTTGATGTGGGCGGGGCAGACTATCCCATTGAAACAGATTACCGGAACATACTTGTTTTCCTGGCTGCCTGTTCCGACCCGGAGCTTTCGGCGGCGGAGAAGCTGGAAATCCTCATGAAGCGCCTGTACCGGGATGGATTTTATCAGATACCGCAAGAGCACATGGAGGAAGCCATACTGCAGGCCAAGTGGTTCGTGGACTGCGGACAGGAAGAGGATGACAAAAAAACGGCTAAGAAGGTCATGGACTGGGAGCAGGATGAGCCCATCCTATTCCCTGCCATCAACAAAGTGGCCGGTATGGAGACCAGGGCGGCCCCATACATCCACTGGTGGACTTTTTCTGGATATTTCATGGAGATAGAAGAGGGTGCTTTTTCTACGGTTCTGGGAATTCGTCAGAAGAAGGCCAAGGGTAAGAAGCTGGAGAAGTGGGAACAGGAGTTTTACCGCAACAACAAGAAACTCTGCGACATCCGGAAACGGTATACCGAAGAGGAACAGGCGGAGATTGATTATTGGAATAATCTACTGGGCTAAGGCGCTAAAAAGGGCGTCTTATTTTTATGTCCGGAAATGAGGTGATGGCATGGCAGCTGATGGAAGTCTTAAGTTTGATACAAAGATAAACGTAAAAGGATTTGAAGAAGGAATATCCACCCTTTCAAAGGCGATGGACCGGCTGACAAAGGCAGTGGACCGGCTATCATCCAATATCCTGAGCCGGTTCAATGGAGCAGGACAGGCGGTGGCTGAGACTACCCAAAGTGCCGAGATGACATCAGATGCAGTGGAATCTATTGGTGATGCGGCTGATAAGTCAGCGGAACAGATTAAAAGCCTGCAGGAACAGATGGACGCAATCAGCGTCCATGCCATGCAGGATACTGCATCTGATACGGCCCAGTCCGCACCCGTTTCAGCACCGACCAGCGCGGAATCCCTTAATTATGACCCTAAGGCTATGGCTGCGGTATTCGGAAATGCAGCTTCGGAAATCCACAACTGGTCTGATGCGGTCGAACAATATGGTAACCAGGCTGGTATGGCCATGAATGAACTGCAGCAGGATGCGGCAGAAGCAGAACAGGCGGTATCGGAAGCTTCCAGCCAAGGCGCAGAACAGGCCAAGGGATATGTAGGCCTTAAGGAGTCAATCCTGAATGCATTTAAAAACGTACCGCGGGTATTCGGCCAGATACCGGTAGCAGCCAAAAGGGAGCTGTCGAAGATACCCGGGATTGTAAAGAGTGCATTCTCATCCGCTACCAGGACGGTTTTAAATTTTGGGAAGTCATTGGGAAAGGGACTGGCCGATAAAGCCAAACAGGCAGTATCCAGTTTGAAAGGGCTGGGGAAATCCTCAAATAAGGTGAGTCAGAGCATCCTGAAACTTTCCAACATGTTCAAGCTCATGCTCATCCGTATGGCCATGAGGGCGGCCATCCAAGGCGTTAAGGAAGGGATGCAGAACCTGGTGCAGTATTCGGACAGGGCGAACCAGTCCATGTCTGGCCTGATGACCAATATGACCTATCTCAAAAATAGTTTTGCGGCTGCGTTTGCGCCCATCCTGTCCTATGTGGCACCGGTACTTAATACTTTGATTAATCTCCTGGCAACGGCAGTGGGATATATCAACCAGTTTTTTTCTGCGCTGGGTGGCGGGAGTACATTCGTCCGGGCCAAGAAAGCCAACGAGGATTATGCCGCCAGTCTGAAAAAGACGGGAGGCGCTGCGAGTGCAGCCGGTAAAGAGGCAAAGAAAGCCCTGGCTCCATTTGATGACCTTGTGCAGATACAGCAGCAGGGCGCGGATGCGTCCGGAGGTGGGGGAGGCGGTGCCAGCCCTTCAGACATGTTCGAGACCGTCGGCATAGACAAGGGAATCAGTGATTTTGCAAATAAGCTGAAAGAAATGTTTGCAGCCGGGGACTGGGAAGGGATAGGCCAGCTGATAGGCCAGAAGATTAACGAGGCAGTACAAAGCTTCACAGAGTTTATCAGTTGGGACAATATAGGCGCCCAGATAACAGCTTTTGTAACAGCGTTCACGACCTTGTTCAACAGTCTGGTGGCCAAGATTGACTGGTATTCTATCGGCGTCATGTTCGGCACTGGCATTAATACCATAGCGCATACGTTGTATCTTCTTCTTACCCAAATTGAGTGGTTCGCACTGGGCAATGCGTTGTCTCAAGGCCTTATGGGGATGGTCAATACGGTAGAGTGGGGACTTGTAGGCGCAACCATTGGCGCATATTTCCAGGCGCAGATATCCGGTCTGTTAGGATTCATCATTGGCACAGACTGGGGGGCCATCGGGACTGCCCTGTCTGACTGTATCGTGGGGATTGCGAATAAAATTGAATGGGAGCAGCTAGGGTATCTGTTTGCGGCTGGGCTTAACGCAGTTTTTGACGCAATGCTGCAGTTCGCAAAAGATTTCCCGTGGGTCGAAATGGGTGAGCATATCGCAACCAGTATCAGCACGTTCTTCCAGACATTCCGGTGGGCTGATGCAGGCGAGGCATTGAGCACATTCGTAATTGGAATCCTGGACTTTTTGATTACCGTGGTGCAGGAGACAGACTGGGCATCCTTTGTGCAGGGCATTGTTGACTGTATCGAGGCTGTGGACTGGATTGGCCTTGCAGGGAAGATTTACACGCTGTTGTACTCTGCGCTGGGCGTTGCTTTTGGGGCTCTGGCTAAGTTCATTGGGACCCTGATAGCGGACGGGTTCGCGGCGGCAAAGGATTATTTTAATGGAAAGATAGAGGAATGCGGCGGTGATGTTTGGGCTGGGATGCTTAAGGGAATCGTGGATGCCGCTAAGGGAGTAGTCTCCTGGATTAAGACCAACGTGGTGGATCCATTTATCAATGGCTTGAAGGCAGGCTTTGGTATCCACAGCCCGTCAACGGTCATGGCAGGGATGGGACAGTACCTCTGGGAAGGTTTCTGCGAAGGCGTGAAGGAATTCTTTTCTAACCCAGTTGGTTTTATAAAGGCTAACATTACAGACCCGTTCGTGAACGGTATCAAGAGCCTCCTGGGTATCCACAGTCCGTCAACCGTGCTGGCCGGCGTCGGATCCAACACCGTGGCCGGATTCAATCAGGGCGTGACAAACGAGCAGGCCGCTTCCCAGAGCGTCGTCCAGTCCTGGGCATCCGGTGTGGCCAGCTGGTTCTCTAATAAGTTCGGCATCAGCTCCGGGGATTCCGCGGAGTCCAAGAAGTGGGCCACCAGCATCATGAGGGGCTTCAACAATACTGTTAATAAAAACTATACACAATCCCAGAGCGTCATGGAAACCTGGGCGGAGAATGTCCGAAAGTGGTTTGTAGGCGTGGATGAGGTGCAGGGTGTGAATGAGCTGTCCTGGACAAAATTTGCGGAACTCATTATCCAGGCATTCAATGCCAAGATTGATGACAGCCATACTGAAACCCGGTCACCCATGGAGACCTGGGCAAAGAATGTGAAGGAATGGTTCTGGGGTGACAGTGATACGCAGGGGACCGGCGGCATGTACGCCGCATTTTATAATATGGCGAAGAGGATCAATGAGGGATTCGCCAATGGTATCTCTGACTTTGCTTACATGGCAAAGGATGCCATTAAAAGGTGGGCGAGAGAAGCCATGGAAGAGGCCGAGGAAGAGTTTGATATCAACTCGCCGTCCAAGGAGTTTTACGGCATTGCGGAGTATGTGGTGCGCGGATTTAATAACGGCATTAGTGCTATGGCGGCATCATCCCGAAGCACAGTCCAGAAGTGGTTAGATGGTGTCATGGATGTGTTTGACGGTGTGGAGGTGAAGCTGCCTATCGGTATCAACATCCCGAACGCAGCATCCTATCTGCCCAGAATGGCCAGCGGAACCGTTGTGCCGCCAAGGGCAGGTGAGATGTCCACAAGCATGAGGAACACGGCAGGATACGGCCAGGAAGAGACACTGGGCTACCTGGTGGCTAAAATGGACGAGATGATAAGCCGTCTGCAGGCGGAAGGGAACCGGCCGATACAGATTGTCTTGAACTTGACTGGGAACCTGGCAGCATTAGCCCGTGTGTTGAAACCGGAACTGGACAAAGAGGCAGCCCGCAAGGGCGTAAGCCTGGTAATTGTAGGAGGAGGTTGATATGGATAATGTATTTTTAATGGACGGCAAGGCTTACAACGTGGAAGTGGAGAAGGACTCACTGGAGCGCAGCTTTGCGGTCACGGATACGGAGCAGTCCGGGCGAACTCTGGATTACTCCATGGACCGGGACATCATAGGGACTTTCTACAACTACACAATGAAAATCTACCCAAGGATGAATGACCTGGCATCCTATGATGCGTTTTACAGCATCATATCCGACCCAAACTACGCGAGCCATGAAATGACCTTCCCGTATGGGCAGGAGACATTGACCTTCCAGGCTTATGTCAGCCAGGGGAAGGATAAGCTGCGGATCCGGAACGGGAAGAACATCTGGGGCATGGATGGGCTGTCATTAAACTTCACAGCCATGGAACCACAAAGGAGGCGGTAAAGCGATGAAGTGGGACATAAGGGTAGAGACCAATGGACAGCAGCCATACTCATCCGTGGACGACCTGACCAGTTTTGAGCAGGACATGCCGCCATACGCCTACTGCCTGCCGCGGTATGCAAGGTTGGATGGGACCTATGTCAATACCCCGGATACAATCCCAGACAGCCAGAACGGCTATATCAGTACGGCGCTGAGCGGCCCGGACGGTGTGTTTGACAAGCCACCATCCATCACGATTACCTTTGACCGGCTTAAGACCAGCAATGGCGTGTCCATGGTTTTTAACAGGGTATCCGGGGATTATGCCAGCAGGCTTAAAATCTCCTGGTACAAGGATGCGGAACTGGTCCAGGAGCAGGAGTTTGAACCGGATGGGGTGGAGTACTTCTGCCGGGCCAAGGTGCCGCTGTTTAATCAGCTGGTCATCACGTACCTTGAGACCAGCCGGGCATATCGGTATCTGTGGCTGTCCGTACTGAAGAACCAGAGGATGACGGATGCGGGTGGGCTTAAGATTGTCTACGATGACATTGCCCTGGGGGCTGCAGAGGACAATACGGCGGCTTCGGGCGACCATGATTACTATGTTGACCTCCAGGACCTAAAATCGGGGGTAGAGTTCCCGGATTATGCCATGTGTCTGCCCAGGTACGCGAGGATGGATGGTAACTACAACAATGCTCCGGACGAGCTGGCTGACATGGGATATGTGAGTGACAGCATATCCGATGCAGGCGGAACATTTGGAGAACCGCCTTCAATCACATTCACATTCGGTCAAACTTATTCCAGTGTGGGGATAACACTGAGGTTCAACGATTATTCGGGGGACTACTGTAGTATGGTCAATATTAAATGGTATCGCGGGGATGAACTGTTATCAGATCGGGATTATTCCCCGGACAGTCCGGACTACTTCTGCTATGGCATAGTGGATTATTATAACCGGGTGGTCGTTACCTTCCTGAGGACCAGCAAGCCGTACCGCAACGTATTCCTGACAGGGATAACCTGGGGACTCATCCGTGTGTTTAAGGATGATGAAATAGAGGATATCAGCTGCCTGATGGAGCTGAGCCCTATATCCGAAGAGGTAAGCATCAATACGATGGACTATACAATCCGAAGCAAGTCTGATTATGCGTTTGAATTTCAGAAGCGGCAGAAACAGACGCTGTATTTTGACGAGGCAATACTGGGGATTTTTTATCTGAAGGATGGGAAGCAGCTGGGAGCGAAACGGTATTCGGTGGAGACGCAGGACGCAGTGGGAATCCTGGATAACAACCAGTTCATGGGCGGAGTGTACAACAATGCTTTGGTATCAGACATCCTGGCCGGTATTATGGCCGGAGAAGGTATCACATACTTTTTAGATGATGTTTATGTAGATGCGCGGGTGAGTGGGTACCTGCCAATATGTACGAAACGTGCAGCACTGCAGCAGCTGGCCTTTGCCATTGGCGCCCTGGTGGACACCAGTTATGACCGGCAGATGTACATATACCCACAGCAGACCGAGGTCACCAGCGAATTCACGGCCAAAGATATCCGGTTGGGATTAAGTGTGGAACACAGTGATATCATAACCGGCATCCGGCTGTATGTACACAGTTATACCCAGGGGACAGAATCCGCGCAGCTGTATAAGGGGGTCCTGGATGGCACTACGAGGATAGAGTTTTCAGAGCCTTATCACGGTCTGTCTATTACTGGTGGAAATCTTGGGGACCATGGAGACAATTATGCCTGCATAACCGGCACGGGCAATGAAGTGGTACTGACCGGGCTTAAGTACAACCACAGCACGGCCATGTTGCTGAAAGAAAACCCAAAGATTACGCAGAATAAAAACATTGCCGAAGTCAAGGAGGCCACACTGGTGACAGCCGGAAATGCGCAGGCGGTGCTTGATCGGGTATATGGATACTACAGCAGCAATGAGAGTATCAGTTTCCGGGCTGCCATAAACGACCAGGAGTTAGGGAACCGGGTAAATGTGGCAACCGGGTTCCGGGGGACAATGACGGGCAATATCACGAAGCTGGATTTTAAGTTTAGTCGGCGTAAGGTAACGGCGGAGGTGACAGTAAGATGAGTACGGTATTGGAAACGCTGATAACGGACAGGACGGCGGATGACCTGGCCAATGACACAGATAGGGCATATATAGCGTATGCAGACTTGAACCGTGTGGAAGATGCCTGTGCGCTTTTGGCGGGGCGTTTGGGGGTGACCATACAGACCAAGGCGTGGAGGATGGAGGACTTCCGGACGGATACGGAGATGTCCAGGCTGCTGGGCAACATTAAAACGCTGCGGGCTGCCTATTATACCAAGGGCTGTACCCCAGCTACCCCAGTAAAAATCACATACAGCAGCATCTATCAGGCAAATGACATTGAGCAGATACTTAAGGACTTGGGGGATATGTATGACAGCATGGTGAGCGGACAGCAGCGCCTGGCGTTTAGGCTGGGCATGAGGGGAATAGGAAACAGGAGGTAAGAATGGCATTAAAGACAAATTACAAGGCAGATGTGTTTGAGGGCAACCGAAAGTATCAGATAATCCAGGATGGGGAAGGAAAATCAGAAATTCAGGATGTGACTGCGTACAGCCAGGAGGGTGACATATTTGGTCCGAGTGACATTAACGCTACGAATAAGGCAGTGAATGCCCTGAGGAATGACAAACAAATTACCATCCCTGCATTCACGCAATCCGCTGCGCCATACACAGCAGACATAGAAGTGCAACATCTCAAAACGACAGATGCGATTGAGCTGTATGCGGGATTGATAAATAGCGACAGTGAACTTACGGTGGAGCAGAAGGCAGAAAAAATAAAAATACGAAGAAAATACCTGAACATGATTGATGATGCAGAGTGTAATACAGATGGCATATTGACGGTAACCTCCTACAGCAAGAAACCGGCCACGGAATTTGCTGTATGGTTAAGGGGTTGCTCAGCAGAGGAGGAATAGGGATTGAAAGCAATTATACACGGCAGTGGAGGAGCTGACCTGGATGTAATAACAGCGGCCGCGTCGGATGTACGCAAGGGAAAAGTGATTGTTGATAGAGACGGAAATCCGTTGACAGGAACTATGGCTGAAAAAGGAGCTGCAACCTACTACGGGCAGAACTATGACCAGGTAATAGCCGCCAACCAGTATCTGACCGGAAACCAGACAATCGTGGGTGATGGAAATTTACAGCCCTGGAATATAAAAAGAGGAGTGACCATCTTTGGACGTGCAGGCACATTCGAGGGGTGGTTGGATCTGTACTATAACATATTTTTAGATGGGAATACTTCCGGAATCAATTACAATGGTTTATATACAGATTACGTGAATGTTGGAAACACTATATCTTTCAAAGCAAACGCTAGTCAGAATGCTAGGAAAGGTGTAGTATTCAGTTCACCTGTATCATTCAGTAGTTATGGAAGATTATATGTTAGATATTCGTCTGACGTATCGTTAACTGTCGGAGTAGTTGAACAGGGAGCTGATTACGGTAGATGGGAAGCTTCAACTAGCAATAGTTATTCGGTAGGTTCCAATGTCAGAGAAGTGGCTTTAGACATATTTGGCATCACAAGGCAGCCCGTAGTATTTATCGGTATAAGCGGCTATTTCCCTACATATGACGCTTCTATCCACCGAATCATCTTAGCAAGGCCATTATAAGGAGGGATAAAATTATGAGAGCATTAGTGATATACGACAGTACAGGCCGTATATGGTCAATTATTTATGGAGAGGAAGCTTTACCACAGGGGTTGCAGTGCATGTGGGTGGATATCCCGGATGGAGCTCAGCTGGATTATATTGACGTGACTGACACCAGTAACCCACAGCCGATATTTGTATACCCGCCCGAGTCAGACATCGGGAAGCTACAGAAGCAGACGAACGTCCTGGGTGACCAGCTCACAGAAGCACAGTTGGCGCTTACTGAGCAGTATGAGGCCAATCTGGCGCTGGCCGAAGAGATAACCAACGCCCAGCTGGCGCTGACAGAAATTTATGAAGGAATGGAGGTGTAAGGTATGGCAAGCTATATGGCAACTGTGTATGCGGACCTTATCCGCAAGGGCAGGAAAACGATTGAACAGGTCCCAGAGAAATTAAGGGCGGAAGTCGAGGCGGTACTTAATGCTTAGACTGCTGCTCTTTTTATTATTGAGAAAGGAGGCAGACACCATGGCAGTCATTTATGCGACCCTGATTGTAAAGGGGAGGAAAACATTCGGGCAAGTCCCGGATAAAATTAAGGACCAGGTGCGCCAGGTACTGGTTGACCTGGAATGTGAAGAACTAATTACAGAGTAGGTGAGGTATATGAAGATGGATAAGGTGAAAGCAGCGTTTGTTGCAGCATTTAGCATGATTTTTGGGTGGCTGGGAATTCTGGCAGTTCCAGTGTTGATACTGGCCGGATTGAATTTCACAGACTACATAACCGGCATCCTGGCATCAAAACGGCGCAATGAGCTGGTGACCAGTGACAAGGGACTGTGGGGCATCGTCAAGAAGATAGGTATGTGGATATTGGTGGGTTTAGGATGGGCTATGGACGTGCTGATTAATTACGCCAGCCAGTATGTAGGACTGTCTATTAAACTGCCCTTCGTGGTTGCTACCATCGTGGCCGTGTGGCTAATATGTAATGAGATTATTTCTATCCTGGAGAATCTGCTGGATATCGGTGTGGCCATGCCACCGTTTTTAATGCCGCTGGCCAAGATGATTAAGGGTCAAGTGGAGGATAAGACAAAAATGGATGCCTGAGAGAAGGTGGTCCGTATATCTCCCGGTCACGGGGTTAAGCGGGTGTTGCGATATCGCAACTTGTGACGTCACAACTTTTCATGGCCTGGGAGTGGTCCCGGGCCTTATTTTTTAATTGGAGGAAAACACTATGAGTAAAACATCAGCAGGATTAATACAGCACTGTAAGGGTAAACTGGGAACTCCCTATGTCTACGGCGCCAAAGGCGAGGTCCTTACCCCGACCATCCTGGACAGGCTCGCCCGGGAGAACCCAGGCACATACACATCCGCCTACAAGGCCAAGGCGGCCAGGTACATAGGCCAGCGCTGCACGGACTGTTCTGGCCTCATCAGCTGGTACACCGGACGTATCCGCGGCAGCTATAACTACCATGACACAGCCGTGGAGCGGGTAGATATCGACCACCTGAATGAGTCCATGACCGGCTGGGCGCTCTGGAAGCCGGGGCATATCGGGGTATACATAGGTGATGGATACTGCATTGAGGCCAAGGGCATCAATTACGGGACCATCAAGTCCAGAGTGGCGGTCACACCCTGGCAGAAGGTCCTAAAGCTCTGCGACATCGACTATACCCCGGTCCCAGTGACATACACCCAGGGCTTCCAGTCGGCCGCAGACGGCCAGCGCTGGTGGTATCAGTTTACAGACGGCAGCTATGCGGCCAACGGCTGGTACTGGCTCCAGGAGATGGAGCGAAGGACATGGGGATGGTATCTGTTTGACAGCGAAGGGTACATGCTGACCGGCTACCAGGTGGACCCTGCTGGTGAGGCCTTCCTGCTCTGTCCAGTCAAGGGGTCTGACGAGGGCAAGTGCATGATTACGGATGCCAGAGGTGCACTGCGGATTGCGGAAGAATACGACATGGCAAATCGTCGGTATGTGTTTAATTGGTAG